ACGAACATCTTTTCACGCGCTTGATGCCAAGTGTCGCGTGACCATACTTTTTTAGCGTCGTCGTCCAACGCCGAGAAATTTGTTTTTGCCATTTTAAGCATATCCTTCGTTAGTCCCTGAGCCGTTGGCTTTGCTGCGAAACGACAAACAGAGGACTGTAAAAAATCCAGTTGTTTTGGGTGTCGTCCCGTAACGTGGGTCTATCGAAATTTATGCACGGCATACTGAGCTGTGGGGCAGGATTGTTTGACAAGGCATCACCTTGAATATACCGTAATAGTAGCATTGCTACTAGTGCATGTAAACAGTAACACTACTATTTGCAGGCGTTAAAAAGCCGACTCTTGGTCGGCTCAGTGTGCATTAGATAAAGTAGTCGCCTCGCGCCTTGGCCTTAGCCTCTGCGCTCAACTTGCCGAACTCATCATCAGACAAGCGGCCTATGTCAATATCAGGTCGACCATTGCGGCCACCCGACCCCGACAACTTGCCATTCTCGCGTTTAGCCGCCTCTAGCTTGGCCTTGGTATTAACCTTCTTCGATGGTCTAGCCATATCAGCCTTGGGCTTAGCTGTGCGGTCAACAAGCGAGTTCTCTAGTGCAACTAGACGCACTGACTTTTTAAGTGCCTGTGCTGGCGTTAAACCGCGATCAACATAAAGGTCACGCATTTCGACAACTTCTTCAATTAAGCCTTCATCCGCATCATCGCCCGCGCTGTCAAGCTCTGGGTACTGTGCTGCTAACGAGGCCGCTGTATCACGCAGCTCAGACATTGCACGGTCTTGATTGATTTCATTACGTACACGGTCGGCTACTTCTTTCTCGGTTTTGCTGCTGTAAGCCTGAGACTGTGTAGCCATCATCTTACCGAAAATATCGAATGCCTTGTCTGTCTCACCATCGAGCATCGCCTCTTGCATGCTCTCAAACTCTTCACGCGTAAAACTTTCAACTACGCTTGGCTCTTCGGCTTTGCTACCTTTTGGGGCGGCCTTGAGCGTATCAACCGTATTTCTAAGTTGGGTTAATTCAGCCTCTAATGCGCGACGTTTGCCGATTTCTTTGTTCAGTCGATCCAGTGGGACTTGACGTTTTGTTTTGCTTTTTGATTCCTTTTTCGCAGGAGTCTCATCGTCTTGTGGTGCATCAGGATCAACTTCATCCTCGTCTGCATCTTCTTCATCTTCTGGATCATCTTCTGGATCATCTTCTGACTCATCTTCTTCGTGTAACTCGTCTTCTGACTCGTCTTCTGGCTCGTCGTCTTCTGGCTCGTCGTCTTCTGGCTCGTCTTCTGGCTCATCTTCTACCACAAAGTCGCCACGTTCTTGCGGTGTTGGTGGCACGTAATCATCAAGTATTGCCGAGTCCGCGTTAAGTCCTTCGATGTTTTGGTTTGCAGCCATTTATTAGTTACCCTTCTTGTTATTTTTATTAGTATTGCTGTTATTACTATTTTGGGCATTATACGCCATATCCATAGATTTCATAGCGATTTGGCTAGAAATACGCTTGTCATTAAGGCCATTCTGGTTCTGGTGACTTCTAGCGGCCAATGCTATGCGTAGTGACAGCTCTTGTTCTTTAATCTGTCTTTCCTGCTCAAGACGCTGTAGTTCCATCTGCGCCTGATTAAAGCCAGCCAGCGAGTCAGCCTTAGCCATTTTCTCTTTAGCTGTTGCCAGTGCCACTTCAATATCTGCGTCCATTTTCTCAAGCTCTTTACGCAACATATTGATTTGGTGCTCAACCTGCATTTCTTCCAGTGCTGCTTGCTCTTCGGTAGGTTCACCAAAGCCTTGGCTATTTTTAAGGAACTCAGCCAACTCAGCGCGCTTAGTAAGGTTCGAGTGCTGCACGATTACATGGTCTGGTATTGCTACACCAATTTCACGTAAGCGCAACGCCTCTTCAAACTCTTGGTCAGCCATCGTGCCGCCCGAAGGTCTAAAGCTTGCCTCGACTGAGTAATCGCCAATGGTTACGTCGTTCAGGATGCTGCCATCGTCCGCAGGTACGTTTATGCCCACTTCATCAGTGCGCTCTTCGCCCTGCATAATGCTGTTGCCCGTTGTCTTGAAGTAGCGCGTTTCGCTGTAGAAGTCCTGCACTAGCTCAAGTATCTTACGGCCTACCATTTTGCGGGCACGTTTTAGGTTACTCACAATAACCGACACCTGTATCTGGCCTCGGCCAATTGCTGCCTCTTGCGCTCTACCCGATTGGTCAGCTCGTGCCGTTCCCAGCATTGACGAGTTCACCGACGATATTTCACGTATGGTCGCCGCTGCTTTCTGTGATATACGGTCGATACCGGTTGGTATCTGGTTAGGCTGGATTTTGTCAGGCTTTTCGTAACCACGTTTGTACTGGAGCACTAGGCCTGTTTCTGCCCCGCGTTCTTCCAGCTCTTCGGCGTCCATATCAACAAGCGAGTCTTCCTGTAACACCCAGCCACTGTTTGCCGTTGTGTTTACAATGTGCAACTCTTGCGAGCTTGTCTTGTTTAGCAGGTTCTGCGGGTCGATTAAGTTGTCAACGGGGCCAAACGGGTTGCCACGTCTAAAGTATGGGAAGAACGGTACAATCGTGAACGAGCGGTATAAAGACCAATCGTCACGTAGCACAATATCGTCAGCCGTTGTTGTCATGCGTACACGTCGACCTTTGCGCTTAATCAGCTCTAGGCCATACTCATTGGCAAACGCTTCGCGCTCTTCTTTGTCAACACCGAAACCTACGGGGCGCATGTTACCTGTCGTCATATCTACGAAGTGGTACTGCTCATCCACGCGGTAGTGCTGGCGCTCAATAACACGTACACGGCGTAGCTCACGGCTGTCTTTCTCATCATTGTGACTGCCACGGTCTGTACCGCCAAATGTATTGCCGTAGAACTCAAAGTTGTCGTCTGTGTTGTAGCTGCTAACATCAATTAAGCGTTCTAGCCCTTCGACCTTTTCCCAGCCATACTCAGCACCAATTTCGTCTAGCGTTAGCCAGCGTGATATAAATACTTCGTTCCACGTTGCGGGGTCTGCGCTCTTGGCCTCGCTGTCGGGAATAACATCAATAGGGTCTTCCGAAGTTATGACCACTTCGCCCTGTAGGTTTTTCTCAAAGCTCATGCGAACATCATAGTAGCCACGGCCTGCAATGATGCCATCCGCAAATACGTCCTCTTCCGTATCATCAAAGTGCGTTGCCGCCAAGATGCCGCGCGTAATAGCATTGAGTGCATACGCGGTGTTCTCATCGCCATAATCTCGCGGGCGATATACCACTTCGACCTTGCGCTCAAGCTGCTCACCTATAATGGCGTTAACCGTTGATAGGATCATATTCAGCGTTAGTGCTGGTCGGCCTTCGCGGTCTAGTCGCGCTTTATCATCTTTATCCCACTGCTCGCCAGCGTAGAAATTGTTGTTACGTACAGCTCGCTTGATGAAAGCCGTGTGTTTCGCACTGTTCGCCTCTTCAAATCGAGTCTGGTTATCTCTGGCAACCATTTTTGGGTCTGTGCTTTTATTGCGGCTCATTAACGATCCAACCTATCTGTAAGGCGCTCAATAGCTACAGTAAGCGCCTTTAGTGTACTGTCGAGTTTTGCGCTGTCGATTTCCAATGCACGAATACTCATGTCATTAAACTTCAATTGCTCTTTCATAGGAGTAATGACAACCTTGTGCCACAGACCTACGCCAGTCGCCATGAGCGCCCCCATTGCTATCAGTGTTTGTATGCTTTCAGCGTTCATGTACGCCCTGTTATTATTATTGTTAGCTGTTGCATAATAATAACAGTAGCACTACTATTAAACAACAAACCACTAAGCTGCCATACCGCTTTTACGCCTTTTGCCTGTACCACCTCCGAACTTGCGTAACTTATCCTTGAACGAGTCTTTAGCCTTAACCTTCTTCTCGTTTCGTATGCCAAATAACATAATCATCTGACCAATCCACGCCAACGCATCAACTTGGTCGTCGTTAGCCCCAAGCGGGAATTTCAGCATTTCATTTTGTAGCGAACTCATCCAAGGCGTAGACTCAACCGTTGGGAAGATGAACTTGCCCTGTTCCATACGGCCTTGTAGTGGCCTAGCCCGCGTTCCCTTATCCGCGCCCCTTGTTCTAAGCTTTTCGTACCGCAGAGAAATACCACGCTCTTGCTCAGCTTTCTGTATAAATGGCTCAAGCGTTAGCTCAATTTGCCCTGTTTCAATGCCGAACAACTCTGGGTTATATTTTGTTTGAATCTCAAACATACGGTCAATAATGCCCAATGAGTTCCACCGACCCCTAACAAGATCAACAAGCCAAATGTTTTGCTTTCTATCGACACCAACCACAGCAAACACACTATAGTCAGCAGACTGTTTAGTAGAGATAGCAAGGTCAGCAGCAGCATACATACGCATTTCATTAAGCGGCGGTAAGTCACCCGCCTTGTAATATCGGAACATGTCACGGGTAAAAAAGTCTCCATCATCTGATACAGGTTTCTGTTGGTAAAGCGCCTCCCAATCTCGGGGGATCATGGCACGTTTTATACGACGAAGTGCAGGCAGTGGGTAGCGCGCTTCATGTAACGCCTCGCCTGCCTTACGGTATTTCTCATCCTGCGTTGCGATAGCGGGGTACTCAACCAAATCCCATTGGTCAACATCGTCCGACACCGGTTCGCCTTTCTCTGCCGCCTCAGCCTTTGCCTCATCAAATATGTTAAGCAACCAGCCAGCCAGATCATCATCATGCCAGCGGGTTTGAATTATAAGTACGCCCCCTCCAGGTGCGAGTCGAGTGTAGAACGCCGACGAATACCAATCTTTCACTTTTTGGCGCGTAACATCTGACTCAGCCTCTTCGCGGTTTTTAACAGGGTCGTCAATGATACCTAAGTGAGCACCACGGCCTGTTATCGGACCTCCAACGCCCGCCGCCGTAAACCCGCCGCCTTCTGTAGTCATCCACTTTTTAACGCTCTTAGTGTCTGGTGACAGTCGGGTTTTGAAGGCCGCCTTGTACTTGTCGGTGTCCAGCAAGTCACGACACTTACGGCTAAAGTCCTCTGCCAAGTCGCCTGAGTACGAACACGTAATCACCTCATGAGAAGGGTTACGACCCAAGTACCAGCTAGGGAAAGTCTTAGAACCTATCTCACTCTTGCCGTGGCGCGGTGGCATCGTAATCATCAACCGTGGCGACAAGCCTTTCTCTATATCTTCCGCAAACTTTTCAAGGCGCATACAAATATCAGCGTGAACCCAGCCCGGCACATAAGCGTCATTTTGGCGTTTAATGAATGGCAGAAGGCGTCGTCTGACTAGCTCACGTTCCGCTAGCTCCCTCTTGGCCTCAAGCTCTACGTTAAACGCCGCTATATCCTCCTCTCTGACGCGTTCAACCTCATACTCAATACGTTCTATTGATTCTCGGTTAGATGGCCTTACAAACGTTCCTAGGTTCTTCGCACAAGGCATGCAATGTTTTTTGTCATACATTTCATAATGCGGGATTGTGCGTAGGCATTCACGGCACTGGTCAGTCTTCATCGCTCACCACCATGTACGAATCAGGCGACAACATAATGTCTTGGCCTGCAAGTTTAAGCAGTGCCTCGTCGTCCATCGTTTCCATCTGCCCACGGTTCGTGACATTAATCTCGACGCGTTCAGGTGTAGCTAGGCCATGCAGTTTTACAAGCGAATCGACAGCGCGTATTTCTTCCATAGCAGTTGCCGACTTAGCGTGTGCCTCAAGGTATAACGCTGTTGCATCATCTTTGGTGAACTCAAGCGCCCCAGCTTGGACAGCGACCTGCCTTTGCATTTCACGCATGTAAGAGATTGCTAGGTTAATGTCCTCGCGCTGTGCCAGCTCAGCAACAGCACGAGCGGGGTACTTGTAGTTCGCAGCACGAGCAGCAGCCGAAGGGTTAATGCCCTGCGTTCGGCGCTGTACATAGGTTTCTTCTTGGGCGGTTAGGCGACCAATACCCAGTGATGCGTAACTCCCACTAAGCGTTTGTAGCGAATAATTCTGTTCCATTACTCACTCCAAACCAACGTGTTGCACCCGACATGCGTCCAGAGCGTTGCGTCTATCTCGAACGGTTCTGCGATGGTTAGGCGGACTGCCGTGTAGTCAATACCCCCCATGCGACTTTCGCCCACATACACCAATCGAGGCTGTGTGACCAAGTTCAGTGCGTCAATGGCCGTGCCTGCGAACATACCCAGCGGAATGAGCAACTTGAACTGTCGCGGGTCACATTGTGGTGTTTCTGTGCCTTTTGTTTCAAGGCTCGCAGCAGTGTTAAGCATCACCTTCGCTGTGTTGCGTAGTGTGTTAACAAGGTCTTTTTTTATCATTATTATTAGCCCTACTGTTAGATTAACCAATAGTAACACTGTTAATGCTTGGCGCATAAAAATTGTAAAAAAATATAGACCGATTGGTCTTTAATGACCCCCGCCCCCTGTTCGTTTTATGTACTAGGTCGCGCTCCGCGTTTTCTTGGTATTTGGTTGGCTCTCCCTATGTATGTGTCTTCGGTGTGAAGGCGCGGTTGGTTCGGATCGAGTTTGGTTCGAGTCTTTCATAATCAAGGGGCGTTGAACCTACTTAGGAGTCCCTAAACATTAAACAAGGTAATACTCATGAACATATCTTTTGAAGTAATCACAGCTCT